GGCAAGACCCGTGGTGGGGCTGGACGGGGACGTGAACGCCTTGGCGATCGCGTCCGGCAGCGGGGATTGCAGCGCCTTGGCAATGGCCTCCAGCGCGTTCTGTTCGTTACCCATGTGTGTTCTCCAGCGCCCATGCGGGCATAAAAAAGCCCCTTGCGGGGCCGGTGACAGGAATCGCGATGGGGTTTACCGAACCATCACGGGATTGCGGAGTGCCTTGCGCAAGGCGGTTGCCACTTCATCGACAGTGCCGTCGCGCTTCAGCACCTTGTCTTCGGGCTTGTCGTCGGGCTTGGTGATGTCCTCGCCCTTCGCCACCGCCGTCAGCGCGATCTTCAGCGCATCGGGCTGGTCCTTCATCTTCTCGATCAGCGCGGCCTGCGCTTCGATGTGCGCCGCAGCCTTCAGCAGCGCTTCGTCGCGTTCCTTGACGGCCTTGGCGAGGTCGTCGCGCTCGCCGGTGACCTTGGTCAGCGATTCGTTCGCGGTCTTGAGGTCGCCTTCGGCCTTCGCCAGTGCGGCCTTGGCCTCGTCGTGTGCCTTTTGAAGTTGCTCATTCATCTCGGGTTGCTCCTCTGTTGGGGCAACCTTGAGGAGGTCGCCGGTAGTGGATTTGTCAGCGGCAAGCGATGCCGCCAGTTCGGTGGATTCTTCCGTCGCCATGCGCACGAGGATCGCGGCCAGCGTCTTGATGGCATCGCGCAAATCAGCCGGCACGGTCGATCCGTCGCCTTCCCATTTCGCTTCCCATTCGGAATCGTCGGCGACCCAACCGAGCCGGCCGAGAATGTCGGACAGCTCGGCGACCGTGCACATGCCCTTTTCGACGGGCAGGCCGAGTAGCGCAGCGATGCTCTTGGCGACAGGCGAAACCGCGTCCGCGCGCTTGGCCAGCTTTTCGGCGAGCGCCTGCCGCGCGTCTGTTCGGCTGGTGTCGTACTTGCGCAGTTCTTGCGTGCCATCCGCCTTCACGACGGTGAACTGTGCAGCCGGGTTGCACGGCAGATCCACCAGCGAATACTCGCTTGGGATCGCGGCGTAGCGCTTCAGGTCGCCATCGTCCCATTTCTTTTCGTAGCGGCCCCCGATGCTGAACCCCGTGTAGCACCCCGCGAGCGTCTTCTTCCATTCGTTGTCGTCCACGATATGCGCCTTGACCGTGATGGCCTTGGCTGCATCATCGAAATCGATGGCCTTGGTGACGCCTGCCACGGTGTTGCCGTGCATCACGCGCACGTTGCCGAGGTTCTTGCCATCGGTGGCCTTGGCGATGCCCTCCGACCATGCCTGGAAGTGCGGCTTCGATGCCGCGTAGTCGAATACTTCAGCCGCACGATCCGGCGTCTCGTCGGCGATGACGCCCTCGACGGTGCGCTCGGATTCGTTGACCTTGGTCAGTCGCGCGAAAATCTGCATGGTTCAATCCTCTTGGGGTTTGCTGCGGTACATCGCATCGCACCTGCACCGCGGGTGTTGCAGTGGATGCTGCGCGCCGGACACGAACGCCGCGCCGATGGGAATCCAGCCCTGTGCCGCGTTCGCTTCGCACAACGGGCAAATGCCCTCATCATTCGACAAGAGCCAGCTCTTCTCGTCCATGCCGACCGCCTTGGCGCCGATCAATCCGCCTGCGCCCTGCGCGTCCCGCACTTCGGTGCGCGCGATCAACTCGGCGCGTTCTGGGCTGAACGCGTAGGCCGTCCGCAACATCTTGATGATCGCGGCGTCGGTATCGCCATTCTTGACGGCGGTTGCCAATGCCTCCCGCAGCATGTCGCGGGTGGCCTGCGCGATCTTGCCGCCATTGCCGTCCCGGGTCAGCATCTCGACCGCGTGCTGGTTGGCCCACGCCACGGCTTGCTGATCGACGCCAAACAGCGACGACAAGTCCAACTTCGGATCAGTTCGCACCAATCGCGCAATGGTCTCTTTCGCCCCGTTGGGCGCTTCCGCGACCAGCGTGTCCGAATAGTCATCCCATGCCAGCGACAGGCCCGACAGGTCCATGCGATCGGCAAGCATCAGCCACCAGTCATCGCCTTTCTTCGGAACGTCCTTGCCGCCATCACCGCCGGCGGCCTTGGTGACACCTTCACCCGCCACGACATCGCGCACTTCGCCCAGCGCCACCACGAAAGCATCCCTGACCTTCCGCATCGATTCCGTCAGCGGCTCGGCCGCCTTATGCAGATGGTCGTGTGCCATCGCCTCGACGCCGGGTTTCGGTGGCTTCGCGGCATCGTCCTGTTGCTGGCCCGGTTTCGACGGCTGGCCGTCCGGGTCCGCGCTCGGGTCAGCCTCAACCCTCGGCAACGGTGCCAGCCCCAAGTCGCCGCGCACCTCGTCGGGCTGCAACACTCCGCAGGTGACGTAAATCTGGTCGATCTGCGCACGCTCCAGCGGATCGGACGATTCCCGATCCTGAAACGAAAACTCATACTCCGGTGACTCCAACTGCGTCGCGATGATGCCATTCATCACGCGCTCGACCCAACGGCGGTCGAATTCCAATCCGCCAGACTGCGATTGCGAGGCCGACTGGTCGGCGGTCGCACGGGTCATTTCCTTGATGAACGGGATCGGTGGCACGCTGAAGCAGAAACACGCGATGCGCACCAGCCACTCGTCGTAGTCGGACTTGAGCGCCGGTTCCTTGGTCGCGGTGAACTTGGCGTCGGGCGGAACAACCTTGATCTTGCGGCGCTCGCCCAACTGGCCCGAAAGCTGATCGTCGAACAGGTCCTGGAATTTCTTGATCTCCTGCGCGCCCCAGTCTTTCGATGCCGAGAGAAACCCGTCCGGAACGCTGCCCTTGTCGTAGTACTCAAGGTTCGATGCCTGCCGCGCCAGCCACGTCTTGGCGAGCACGATGATCTGCTCGACGTGCGACAGACCATAGATCCGGTTCGCGCGCACGTTGCGGACCAGATACAACAGGTCGTCGGTGGTGTAGTCCGATGCCGCGATGCCGTTGAGAATCTGCTGGTACGCCGGCAGCGGTGGCGCAGGCGTCCAGCCGTGGCCATCGATCACGCGCTTGATGGTCGCGCCATCGATTGGCCGCAACGCGTACAGCTTGCCGCCCTTGGTGCGCTGCACGTACAGGCTGGCCGCGTCCAGAACGTACATGTCCTCAAGCAGCATGCGCAGCCACGAATGCCACGGCTGTGTCTGGTCGGGCGATGCAAGAAACGTCTCGATCGCGTGCGACTTGGTGTCCTGCACGGGCTTGCCGCGCCCGCGGATGTCGTCGCCCTTCTTGTGGATCGTCCAGTCCAGCGCGCAAAGCTGGTCTTTCCGTTCCTCGATGAGCAACCGGATGATGTCCGTGGTGTCGGCCATCATGCGCAACTGGCTAAACCGTATGCCTTCGGTCTTGGTCTGGATCAGCGTGTTCATGCTGATCGGCATCTGGAACTGCCGACCCTCGACCTCTGCGGGCGCACCAGGCGGAACGGGCTGGCCGGGCCCGAACCAGTCGGCGTTCCCGGTGAAGGCGTAGCCGATCCCGCGCTTCATGCGCTGCAACAACCCCTCAAGGGGCATTTCAGTCCCGCCTGAAGGTCGCGCCATGGGTGTCCGTCTCTCGTGTTGCCGCCACGCGTTCGCGCTCGGCAGTCAGGTAATCAAGGATTCCGGTGCTGCGGTTGGTGCACATCAATTCCGTGACGGCCCACACCAGCGCATCCATGCGGTCCGGCGATTTTTGCGACGTTTCTGACGGGTCGAACTGCGTCATCTGGTCCTCCAGCGCCGGAAACGATCCGACGTGGTGGACTCGCCCTTGTTCGTACAGCGCACTCACGGGCTCCGCCCGAATAGCCTTGCCGCGGCTGGCCGTGACCAGCTTCACCGGCACGTTCGCATCCGCCGAACGGATGACGCTCGCCACCATCTCGCCGCCGTTGTTCGACTCGGCAACGATCCGATCAGCTTTGAACTCGTAGTACGCCTCGATCGCGCGCCGGGCCCACTTTTCCGGCGACGCCCGCAAAGCGCGGTCCGCCAGCACGTACCCGTGATCGCCATTTACGCCAGCGACCGCAATGCCGGTTTCGTCCGATTCCTCGCCACTCGTCGCGGCGGGGTCAATCGCCACCACGATGCGCTGCAACTCCGGTGCCGTCCGTACGCGCGCGCGGTCGATGTCGGTGACCGTGAATAGCGCGTTCGGGTTGTCGTCCAGCAATTCGCCGTCGATTTCCTGCCGACCCAGCCGCGTGCCTTCGTAGCGCTTCAGGATCGCGTCGAAAAACGATGGTGCCAGGTTCGCCCGATTGTCGGCGGTGTTGCCGCGCGTGACGTGCGTTGCGCTGTCCGCAAGCAGCGCCCGCACCATTGCCGTAGGTCGCGGTGTGGTGGTGGCTACAGCTTGCGGCTTGATCCCGAGTCGCAATCCGAACTTGGCCTGATCCCAAGACTCGGCATAGCGCCACGCAGCCAATTCATCGGCCCACAGTTTTTCATGCTGCTTGCCGCGAAGTCGTTCCGGCTCGTCGGCGGTGAAGATCAGCGACTTCGCGCCATTCGGCCACAATAACGCGCGCTGCGACGGTTTGTATTCGGGGCGCTCACGCCGCGGACATATCGCCAGAATCCCGCTTTCGCCCTGCACCATGATGTCGCGGGCATCGTCTGCCGTCGCGCCGATCAGGTTCACGTACTGAAACCCGTCTGCAATCCACTGGCGCACCGTTTCCGCGCCCGTCCGCGTCTTGCCGTAGCCGCGGCCAGCGAGGATCAGCCAATACGTCCAATCGCCGTCCGGTAGCCTCTGGTCAGGCCGCGCCCACGCCCACCAGTGCCCAACGATCTCGCTGACGAGCCTCTCCGGCTGCGCGGCAATGACCACCGCGCGCTCGTCAGCCGACAGTTCCTGAAGGCGCTCGACGATCAAGCATGTCGAGCAGTTTGCGGGATGCATCGGCAATCTCAATGGGTCCATCGTTCGGGCCGCTCACTTCCTGCTTGAGCCGCGCCCCGTATTTCTTCGGCGCCATCCGTTCGGCCCCCCATTGGCGCACCATCACGCGCAATCGATCGCGTTCCACGGCGCCCATCTTTTCCTTGTCCGTGTCGGCAATCTCGCGGCACTCGGCAACCATGCGGTCTGCCTGCCGCTCGCGCGCGCGCGTGTACTTCTCCGCGAACTCGGGGTACTTATTCAGCCAGTCATAGATGGCGCTCTCACTCGGCAACCCATCCGTCCCGGCGAATTGGTGCACGGCCTCGCAAGCTGCCACGCGCTCGCAGATGGTGTCCGCGATCTCGGGGGTGTACTTCATTCGTGCCATGTCAGCCGTACAACGCCAGCCGTATCGCCCATGCCAGCGGTTTCCAGTGAAATTTCACGGCTTGGCCTTCGCGTTGTTGGCCTTGATGACGGCCTCGAGCTCAAGGCCCCATGTTTTGTAACCGCGTTCGCGGTTGACGATCGTTGCGTAGGTCTCGGGCGCCAGGCATTGCAGCGCGCTTGCCGTGACCGGCGTCAGCACCGGCCGCGCCGGTATAGGTAGCGGCACGGTCCGGTACACGGTTGTCGTGCAGCCTGCCAGCACAACGAGCGCCAGCACGCTAGAACGTGGAATCAAGGTCATTGCGCTTGTCCGTATCCGGCGGGGGTTGCTTAGCAGCGTCATCGCGCACCTTCGCCGCCGCGGTGCCCGCGTCCGTCTGGGTCTGCTGCGCCAGGCGCCCGAATGCGGCCTCTTCCTCGGCCTGTTTGGCCTTGTCCCGGTCCGCCTGCGCGTGCTTGCCCTTAACGAACGCAACCAACAGTGCGGCAATCAACGCCCCGACCGTCAGCGCGACACCAGCCACCCATCGCCCGAGCTTCGACGCGCAGATCGCAGCCCACAGCGCAGCCATCAGTCTGATCCTTGGTGAAAGTCGTTCGATCGCGGCACGGGCGGCTTGGGCGGCGGAGTTCCTTGGTCACGCAATCGCCCGATGATCCCAAGCGCCAACGTGCCGGATGCCAGCCCGAGCACCACGTGATGCGGGAACGCGTTCTGGAAATCTTCCGGCAGAAGGTTCCATACGGTAATGACCACGCCAGCGAAACCCATGGCGTGCATGGAGTTCCAGCGCCAGCATTGTTTCCAGTCGGGAACGAGTTTCATGCAATCACCTCGATAGCCTGATCGTAGGCATCGCTCCACCGCGAATATGCGGGCTTACCAGGACGCCAGGTGCGCTCGTACAGATCCCACGCGCCGGTCTTGTCGCCGATCGCCGGCAATGGTCGCGGATCGGTCCACAGCAGCAGCCGTGCCATCGCCGCGCCGAGCACGTCGTCGGTCAGCAGCGCGTTGTAGATCGCATTCGAGCCGTACGGAATATCGAGCTTGCCGCACAACTCGAACACATGCGGGGCGCTCGCGTGGTGGTGCATCACTGCCAGCACGCCATTGCGCTCGAACTGCCAGAAACTGCGCGCCGGGCCGCCAATCTGCGCCCGGGCCGCGAAATTGGTTTCCTGCCGGCCGATCGCCAGTTGCAACACACGCGCTTCGTCGCTGGCCATGTTCGGCAACAAGTCCAGTGCCGGGTTGATCGCATGCGCCACGACGTCGTCATTGCTG